GCTGCGCCCCATTTGCCCAGCGTGGTCGGATTGCCCGCCACCGCCCCCGCCAAGCCCTTGCCCGCATTGCCCAGCCAACTGCCCGCGCCGCGCACCACGCCGCCGATTGCCTGCCCTGCGCGTGTTGCTGCCACCGAAGCCTGCGCCCCACGCGCGGCAAACCAACCACCCACGCTTGCCGCCGCCCCGCGTAGCCAGCCGCCCATGCGTCCCATCGCCCCACCTGCGCCGCCGCCACGCCCCAGCATTGCCATTGCCCCTTGCGCCAATGCCGCCGCGCTCGCTGCCGCTGCCAATGCCTTTAACGCCTCGGTGGCAACAGGAAACTGCGCCGTCAATTGCGCCAGCTTGGTTTCGCCCTCGGCAACGGTGGCGAAAAACTGCGAACTTTGCAGGCTCAATTCCTTTTCCGCCTGCGCCTTTTCCTGTTTTGCCGCCTCGCCCAACGCCATAAACTGGTTTTTGCCGCCGATCACATCGGTTTTATTGCCCATCAAGCCGTCAAAATACTGGCGCATCTGCTCGGCATCCATCATCGCATTCAAGCCCGCCCGCGCCTGCATATCAGGCATCAGTTTGCTCACCATAAACGCCTGCATGGTCGCCATTTGCTGCTGCGCCAGCTCGTCGCCCTTATCCGCCCGCGCTTTGACAGCCTGAAAGCCCTTGTCCTTGCTCAACAGCGTTTGGGCAAAATCCGCCAACACCTGCACCGCGTTTTTGCCCTGCTTTTGCCCTTCCAACACCATCTTTTGCCAATCCGCCTTGCTGCCCGACGTTTTCAGCAACTTGTCCATGCGTTTGGTGGTGTCGGCGGATAAGGCTTTTTGCAACACGTTTTTAACATTGTTCGCCGCCTCGTCGGGGCTGCCCGCCTTGTTGGATGCGGATTGCAGGGCGGAGAGCAGATACGCCAAGCCCGCTTCGCCGCCAAAACCCGCCGCCTTGGCATCGGGCAGCAGCGCGGGCAAATCGCGCACCATGTTGGCAATCTCAAACGTGCCCTGCATGCCCGATTGCGCCGCCATTTGCGATGCCTTCGCCACATCCAGCCCGTTATCAGCAAAGGTTTTCGCCAGCTTGGCGGCGGCTGCGCCATCGTATTGCCCGTTTTCGCCTGCCGCGCGTGCCATCGCGTGCGTTGTCGCTGCGTTTTTTTGCACATCCGCCCAGCTCATGCCGTTAGCCAGCATCCCCGATAGCGTATCCAATGCCAAATCGCTGCTGCCACCGTTTTGCTGCACCAATGCCAGCGCAAGGGCTTTGGTTTGCGCCATGCCCTCGCGTTGCAGCCAAGCCGTATCCGCGCCGCGCGTTTCGCCATGCGCCGCCCAAGTAACCTCGCGCAAGCGCATATCCAAAGCCTTATAGCGTTCTACTTCGGGGCGCACCGCCGCATAAGCTGCCGCGCTGCCCGCCGCCACCGTTGCCGCCCCGCGCCCAAGTGCGCCCATTCGGCTGCGCCAGCCGCCCGCGCCCTGCCGCAGCTCATCGTTCAGCTCGCGGATGCGGTTGCGCGTAGCCGTTGCCGCGCGGGCTAAATCGTTGTGCGAAGCGCGCCCTCTGCGGGCAAGGCGGTTATAGGCGGCTTGGGTCTGCAAAATCTCCATGCGTATCTGCCGCTCGCTGCGGATGCCCAGTTGCGCCATACGCCCGTCCACATGCACCAAACGGCGGCGCAAGCTGTCATTGCGGGAAATTTCTTGATGAACACGGCGCAACAAATCGCGTGCGCCGTTATCCCGCGCCGATAGGGTCAACGACAAATTCATATTGCCATTTGCCATAAAAAATAGCCTTTAAACTTAAATTAACTCATGGTTAATTATCGTTTAAAGGCTAGATAGGGATAGATGGTAAAGGCTTCGCCCCGTGCGCCCAAAGGCTTACGCGCTAGGTTTCGGCAGCCGCCGCGACACAATCACTTCGCCGCCTGTGGGGCTGTGAATGCCCATGCTGGCAAGCAAGTCTTGCAGCCATGCCGTTAGCTCGGCGTGGCACATGGCGCGCACCTCTGCCGCGCCCAGCCCCGCGCGTGCCAGCATAATCACCGCTTGGCGGTATTGCTGATGGGCGGTTTGGCTGCTGCGCGGGGTGTTCAGGCTGCCGCTGCGGGGGCGCGGGGGCTTCCGTAGCGGCGGTGGATTTTGAGCGCAAGGCTTCCATTTCGTCCACCAGCAGGCTGTAATCCGCGCCGCTCAAATGGTTGAGCAGATAATCGGCAGTGATGATGTCTTGTGGGATGCCGTCAATGGATAATTGCTGCGCCCAATAAATCAGTGTCTCTTGCACCGCGCGGCGCGATTGCTGCGCTTCGCTCGGGTTTTCGGGCAGCGCGGGCAGGGCATCAATCGCATCCATCGCGTTCAACTCACCGCCGATGGTCAGCGGCTTTAAGGCAGCCTGAAAATGGGTCTCGCCATTGTATTCCAAGCCGTATTGCAGGGTAAAACTGTGCTTCATGGGTTATCCTTACTCTACAATTTTATGCAGCGCAATCAATTCAATATCAATGCGCGCTTCGTTGTCTGCTTCGTATTGCTCGCTGATTTCGGTGCTGAAACAATCCAAATACGACACGCGCTTGTCTTCCTTGTTGATGGGATAAATGGTGATTTTGGCGCGGGTGATGTTGCCCCAATCAATCTCTGTGCCGTCAATCGGAATGGCGGCGGTCGCGCTCAATTTATGCTCGGTGATACCGTCGGCATAGCCCATCACGCGCCCTTGGCGGTTCATGGTTTTCACGGGCTTGCGCCCTGTGGTGGTTTGCGGTTTCAGGCTGATGATTTCCACATCGCGCCCGTTCACTTCCATAATAATCGCGCCGGCATAGGTGGCATCGCTCATGGTGTTGTCCTTATGTTGGGTTAAGATAAAGGGCAGCAGCGTGCCACCCTTGCTGTTCAAATTTCAGGCTGCCTTATAGGATTAAATCAATCCGCCCTGCGAATACATGCAAGCCATTAACCACATCGGCAGGGATGGCAGCATTCACGCGGTTGGCATCTTGCAAGCTGCGGCTCACCACCAATTTGCCCTTATTGGCTTCGGCGTTTTCAATAATCTCGGCTTGTTCCAGCTTTAACAGCACATCCAAAATCTCGCTTTTCACTTTGGGCAGCAAGCGGTCGCTCAACTTGTCGCGTGGGAAACGCAAGGCAATGCGCTCCTTAATCGCGCGGCGCGTGTAATCCAGCGTGCGGATGGTGGTGATGTCCAACAGCGCGGGGTCATCCACATTCGCCGCCGATTTGGTGTAGGTGGACACCGCCCGCATAATCTGCACCTTGCCCGCCACCACCGTTAGCGGTGTTAAGCCGTTATACAGCGCGTTGTTGCATTCGTTAAACAGCGGCCATTGCGCATCGGGCGTAATGTTCAACCCCTTAATTTCCAGCGTGTTCAAAGGTCGCGCAGGGTCTTCTTCAAACGCCAACACCGCCGCATAGCCCGCCGCAATAATGCCGCACGCTTCGGCTGCGCCCTTATACCAAGCGCAGGTAATGCGCCCATCATTAAGCTGGGCGGTTAAAGCTGTGCCTTGCGGCATGGTGCCGCGCTGGGCAATCACGCCAATGCAGCCGCGCTGCTCAATGGCGTTGGATACTTGGGTAATGTGTTGGCTCAACGCCTTGGCGTTCGCCGCATCGCTAAACGGCAACACGATAATGTGGTAATGCTTGCCCGCCACCTTATCCAGCGCGGCGGCAATATCGGCATTTTGTGCGCCATTTGTCATAGCCGTAATGCTGCCTGAAAAGCCGCTTGTGCCCATATCGCAGGCAAGGCTGATTTCGTTGCCGATTGCGCCCTTGCTGCGGGCGGTTAATTTCAGGCTGCCTTGCTCGGCAGTTGCCGATACAGGCAGGGCAGCAGCATTCACCGCCGCCGCCAGTTTTTCCACCGCCTCCGCCGCGCTTTGGTTTGCCGATACCGCCACCGCAACCGCCACGCCGCCGATGGTGATGCTGATGCTGGCGGCAGTTTGTGCCGTGCCGTCTATTTTCAGGCTGCCTGTTGCGGCTACGCCCGCGCTGTGGTCGGGCAAGCCGATCACGGTTAAATCCAAATAAGCGTTGTTTTTAAACGCTTGGCGCACCATCAATTGCGCCCACGAGCCACGCCCAAACAAATCGCCCGCCTGCGCATCGCTAAACAATTGCACAGGGGTTAAAGGCTCGTGCGTGCCGCTTGCCAACATCGGCGCCAGCAGCAGCACCGATTGCGGGTTTTGCGGCAAACCTTGCACCGCATTGCGCGTGTTAAATTCAATATACTGCCCAGGCACGCGGATGCTGCCGGGGATGGTGTCAAAGCTAATGTGTTCTGCCATGATTATTTGCCTTTCTTCGCGTTTGGGCTTTCGCCCAAACCTGCAAGCCCGTTTTCAGGCTGCTGATTGGACTGCTCGGCAGCGCTCGGCGCATCGTTGCTCAAAATCAGCAAATCGCCATCGGCAATGGCGCGGCGGTAATACACATCGTCGCCATCCACTTCCACAGGCGTTTGCTCAATATATTCATGCGGGTTATGCGCCAGCGGCACACGCAAGCCCACTTCTGCTACTACCATGATTTTATTCATGCGGTTTCCTTCAAGGTAAGCGGTTAATCTTGCCAAAATTGCGCCGTCAGCGGGATTTTGGCGTTTTCGGCTTGGGGGTCAAAAATCAAGCCATCCAAATATTCAAACGGCGGATAAGGCGCGCTCGTCTCGCCCTGATAGCGGCTAAATACATAATCGGGGTGGGCAGGGTCGCTTTGCGGCTCGGGGAAACGGTCGTTTTCCAAAGCGCAGCGGTTCAAGCGCAGGATATATTCCAGCGCATACACGCTCACCGCCGCCTGCTGCACCAGCGCATGGTTGGCAATGGCGCGGATGGCTTTGGGCACCAGCCCCCTGCTGTCGGCGGCAGGCAGCCCCAAGCGTTGCCCATCCAATAAGCGGCGCACCGCATCAATCAAATCGTTGCTGCCAATCTCTTGCAGCACCACGCCGCCTTGCCGCTGCGCCGCTTCGTTGCGCAGGCTGCGCGTGGCGCACATCACGGCAAAGGTGGCGGTGTCTTGATAGCGATTGCCGCCGCTGATGGTTTCCACCCTGCTGCCGCCATAAGTAACCCACACCGCAGGCAGGGTTTTGATTTGCGCAGCAAGGTCGTCCGCCTCGCCGTTGTAGCTTTTAACGGTGCGCACCATGCGCCCCAAGCCGCGTTGCAGCCGCAGGCAAATGGCTTGCTCAATCTGAGTGGTTATCATGTGGTATCTCGCGCAAAAATTCGGTTTTTGTTGTTGGCAAACACCACGCCGTTATCCGATGTCGCCACTTGCGCGCCCGCGCTGTCCAGCCCCAGTTGCACCTCGCCGCGCGATAAGGCTTTGAGCAGCTCCAACACGTCAATTTTGTAGCGATTGCGGATTTCGTCACTAATCAACACGCCCGATGTGGCGGTTAAACGATAGCGGGCGATGTCGCACGCCAAGCGGCGCAAAATCGGCGGCGTTTCGGTAAACGGCTGTTTAAACCGCCCCAAATACGCATCAATTTCCGCGCTGGCATCAGCAAGGGCAACCGCCACCACATCCGCATCAATCTCGCCATCGGCATTGCGGTCGGCAATCTGCAACACTTCCAATTCGCCAAAGCGCGCCACCATGTCGCCCATATCGGCGTAAACAGTGTTATGCGCCATATTCATCCGCCGCTTTAATGCGCAAGCGTGGCTCGTTCACAATGCGCTGCCAAGCCTCTTCGCCCACTTCGGCGCGCTCAATGCGCTGCCATTCGTGGTTAAACAACACGCCGCCGCGCCAAAATTCTGTGCCGTCTGCACTCATCGCTTCTATCGCTTGGCGCGGGTCGGCATCGGGTTTTTCGGGCTGCGTTGCGCTTGCTTGGGCGGCTGCTTGTTGCGCCGCCAATAACGCAGCTTGCGCCGCATCGCGCTCGGCTGTTAAGGCAGCGTTTGCTTCGCGCAGCGCGGTGATTTCTGCCTGCAAGGCGGCGTTTGCTGCGTCTTGCAGTTGCAGCGTCTCTTGCTGCGCCTGCTCGGGGCTGGTTGGGTTTTGCGCCAACGCTTCGGTCTCGTTTTCAGGCTGCGTTGGGGTTTCGGGTGTGTTTTTTGCCATAGCTTTTTCCTTATGGTTTAGGGGCGCGGCGGCTGCCGCTTCCCCATTC